GGCTGGACAGCCGCTGACGCGGGTGCGGCCTCCCTGGAGGTTGGGTTGAAGGCTACCACCTAATGGCAGGCCCAGCCTTCAAGAGCGCCGGTGCGCGGGCCACCTCAGCGGGGGCGGTTACGCTGACTCCAGCGCTGCCAACCGCTGGCCACGCCAACGGGCTATTGATCGCGGCGGTCACGTCGAAGAACAACGCAACCCATAGCTGTGGCACGGCGGGTTGGAGCCTTGTAAGCCAGGTCAACAGTGGTGCGGGTTTCACCGCTTCGCTCTGGTGTGCGCGCGGCGACGCTGTTGCACCAACATTTACGTGGACAGGCTCTGCAGCCTGTTCTGCTGTGATCATGAATTACCTGGACCCGGCGGGCGTCGTACACGTTGGTGTCGGCGCGAGCACGTCCAACGTAGGCACCACGAGCCCTCACAGCACTAGCTCAATCACCACCACCCATAACAACGCCCTGGTGGTTTATGTGGATGCGTCGGCAGCTAATACAGCGCTGACAACACCCACTAGCTACACGTCCAACCTATCACTCGGCTCTGCCACAGACGCGGGGCACACCGACTCTGGCTCACAGAGCATTGCCACATCTGGCTCATCGAGCACTGCAATCAGCACGGCGGGTGCGGCTGCAGCTTGGGTGGAGTGGCAGGTTGAAATCTACTCTATCTACGGGCAGATGCTCACCAGCCGCGTTGCGGTCGGTGCAGTGGCAGCGCGGGACCCGTCCTCTATGATGACCAGCCGCGTTGCGGTCGGCGCAGTGGTCTGGGCCACATCGGGTTACATGATGACCAGCCGTGTTGCGGTCGGTGTCGTGGTGTCTGTGCCTATCGCCGCAACGCGCCGTCGCCAATCCGGCATCGTCAACTAGCCATCGTCAGGGGCCACCTAAATGTCTCAGAAGCGTTTACTCACTGACGACCTAGCGAGGGCCGTGTCATTAAAGGACGCCCTGATGGACAACGACCACACAGTGGAACAGCTGCACAGCGACATACTTCGCCTGACCGCTGCGGTGAACCGGCTCAGCACTACTATCGAGCCCGTGGCCGAACACCTGCCAGCCCTAATCGAGGTTGCGCACGCCTGGAACACGGGCAAGGCTGTTGGGCGAACAGCTCGCATGATTGGTGCGTTCCTTAAGTGGCTCGGTGGAGTTGCCGTAAGCCTTGCGGCAATATATCTTATCCTGCACAGCAAGTTCGCTGACGTGGTGGGTTTGACTCATCACCCTTAACCAACCCTTGTGGAGGGGGTGGACATGTCCAGACGGGAGTTGGTGGCCTTCAGAGCCCTGCTGGTAGCGCTCGTGGCCAACACGGTGCTACCCCTAGCCGTCGCAGATCGCCTCACGCAGCGCGCTCTGAACATAGCAAGCAGGGCGAAGAGGGTATCTCGATGAGTGATCAAGAGGTCATCAAGCGCGCTCTGAGCATGGAACCTGGTCGCCCCGGCGTGGGGCGTTTGTGTCAGGAGCTTCTGTCTGAGGCGAGCGGTGTGCCCTTGCCCGAGCGCCATCCATCTGAGCCAGTGGTCCGCTGTTCGTTCAACCAATGGGGCCGCAAGGGAGAGCCGCAATGAACCGCCTTGCGTTCTACGCTGCCATTCGCGCTCGCCTATCGCTGCTGGCCACGCCCTCAGCGCCGAACCCGGTACAGGTTTCAGGCTTCGACGCTGTGCTGCTGGCCTGCGCCGGGTCACCGCTGGCGTTCACCGCCTACATGCTCGCGACGGCCTGGCACGAAACCAACAAGACAATGCAGCCCGTGCGTGAGGCCTACTGGCTGAGCGAGGAGTGGCGCAAGGCGAACCTGCGCTACTACCCTTGGTACGGGCGGGGTTACGTCCAGCTGACGTGGCAGATGAATTATGAGAAGGCTGACCTCGCGTCCAGCGCAGCTGGCCTGATCAGTTCTGGAGCGCTGCTGGCCAACCTAGACTTCGCCCTGAGGCCCGACATCGCCGCCCTGGTCATGCGCCGGGGCATGGATGAGGGCTGGTTCACCGGCGTGAAGCTCTCGACGGTGTTGCCCAACACTGGTGTCGCGACGCGGCAGCAATACATGAACGCCCGCACGATCATCAACGGGCACGACAAGGCTGACCTGATTGAGGACTACGCCCAGGTGTTCGAGCGCGCTCTGCGCGATGGAGGTTGGTCATGAAGTGGCCCATTAGCCTGCCACCCCTGCCGCACATCTTCGGCTGGAGTGCTCTGCAGTTCATTGACCGGCTCAAGCTCATGGGCTTCCTCACCCAGGCTGGAGCCGGGGTGGTGATGACCGGGTTCGCGGGCTACGCCATGTATCAGGAAGCCCTGATGAAGGCCATCTGGCCCGTGTTCTACCTCGGCTCCATGGCTATGATGCTGGTGGGCATTATTGTGACAGGCTTCGCGGGTATGCTGATCGCGCGTACGATTGAGGTGCGCGGCCCCGGTGGCTTCGTGTTCAAGTCTCAGGACGCATCAGCGGCAGCCACGGCTCTAGCCGGTATGGCTGCCAACACTCAGGCTATGCCCGCACAACCGCCAATCGTTGAGGCCACCCCAAGCTCGCAGCAAACCTCAACCACGCTTACCTCAACGGCTGAGAGCACAACGACGTAGGAGAGAATCATGGACTTGATCTCAATTATCATTGTGTTGATTATACTGGGTGGGTTGATCTACCTGGTCAACCTGCTTCCTATCGACACGACCTTCAAGCTCATCGTCAAGGTGATCGCGATCATTGTGGTCGTGATCTGGCTGCTGGAGCAGCTGCGCGGAGCTAACTTCCACATTTAACCCGCCTTGGACGGGAGGGACCTCGCATGAATCACCTTGAGATAGTTGCCCTCGGAGCCTTGGCCGGGCTCTGGGGGCTTGGATCGCTGCTGTACCTCGGCATGACCTGGCGCGATAGCCTGCGCGATCTATTCACCCAGGGGCGACGGCTGGTGCCCGTCATGGACCTGGTGGTGATAGTGACCTGGCCGCTGTTGCTGTTGATCGAGTCGATGCTACCCATCATTCGAACCTTCAAGCAAGCGCGAGATTATTGATCTCACATGGCCATCACTCGTATCAAGCTGCCGACGTTCCATCCGGGTCAGCAGAGGGCATTTAAGACCAAGGTGCCCAGTGAGCGCCAGCTGGGCCTTGACCCCGCCTTCGCTAACAACGCTGGGGGCCGCTTCAAGGCTGTCAGGTGCGGGCGGCGCTGGGGCAAGACAGACTTCATCAAGACGTGGATTGCTGATGGGGTGGCGCAGCACGGCTACCCCTGCGGCATTTTTGCGCCTGACTACAAGCGCATGATTGAGGTGTATAACGAGCTAGTGGTCATGCTGGACCCCATCATACCTAGCCGGGGTGGGGCGAACAAGACTGATGGCGTGATCAGAACGCGTGGCGGTGGTCGCATAGACTTCTGGACGCTGGAGGACGAATCAGCGGGGCGCTCGCGCAAGTACAAGCGGGTAGCTCTTGACGAGTGCGCCTTCACCAAGCCCAACATGATGAACATCTGGAACAAGTCAATCAAGCCCACCCTGCTCGATATGCGCGGCCACTGCATCGCGGCCTCGAACACCAACGGTATTGATCCAGAGAACTTCCTGTGGCAGGTCTGTAATCAGGCCGAGCACCAATTCATTGAGGTCCACGAGCCAAGCTGGAATAACCCGCACGTGCCCGAGCCCTACCCAGAATTCACGAAGGAGCAGAACGCAGCAGACCGTGAGCAGTACTACGCTGGATTGAAAGCTCGCACCCCGCCTCTGGTCTACGCGCAGGAGTACGCAGCCGACTTCGTGGATTGGTCTGGCGTCGCGTTCTTTGGGCTCGACAAGTGGCTGGATGGGGATAGTCAACCGCCCCCGATGCCAACGAGTTGCGACCTGGTGTTCGCGGTGGTTGACAGCGCTGTTAAAACAGGCACCGACAACGACGGTACGGCTGTGACATACTACGCTCGCAACAAGTACGCGGGTACGCCCCTGACGATCATAGATTGGGACATCAGCCAGATTGAGGGAGCGCTGCTCGACACATGGCTAACGACGGTGTTCAAGAACCTAGAGCACTATGCCCAGATGTGCGGCGCGCGCGAGGGCGTGCGTGGTGTCTGGATTGAAGACAAGTCGAGTGGTATGGTATTGCTTCAACAAGCAAAAAAGCGTAACTTGCGGGCGTTCCCAATCGGGGGTGCATGGTTGCAGCTAGGTAAGGACGAGCGGGCCATGTCTGTCAGTTCCTACCACTACCAAGGGCAGTGTAAGATTGCAGCACCCGCGTACAACAAGACTACCATTTACAAAGGCACCAGCCGCAACCATCTGCTGGGGCAGGTCACCGGGTTCCGTATCGGTGATAAGGAAGCGGCGAGACGTGCTGACGACCTGTTAGATTCCTATGTCCACGGCCTAGCCCTCGCTCTAGGTGACGCGCATCAGTTCTGAGGGAGTGGCCCGTGGCCCAGATTAACGACGGCATCAGCATGCTGGGCACTGACCTGCAGGCCCTGCTCATGGCTGACAGCATTGTGCCTGGCTCTCAACCGAGCTATGCGCTGTGCAAGACAATCTACTCGGCTCACCCCCATGGGGCCAAGCTGGTGGACTTCCCGATTCAGATGGCTCAATACAAGCCGCGCAAGATAGCCGTGCCCAAGGCACCCGACGACGGTGCAATGATCGTGGAAGCATTCATGGAGGAGTGGCGCTCGCTCGGCTGTGATCGCTTCATCATGAACGCGGGGCGCCTCGCCCGCATATATGGCATCGCCACTCTGGGTGTCCAGATCAAGGACGATAACACGTCTGAGGCGGTGGACTTCGCGAAGATCGACAAGGCTCAGATCACGTTCTCAGTCTGGGACCCGCTCAACACGGCGGGCTCGCTGGTGCTCAACCAGGACCCGAACGCGATAGACTTTCAGAAGGTCAAGAGCGTCACAGTCAACGGGCAGAGCTATCACCGCTCGCGCACCTGTGTCTTGATGAACGAGGACCCGCTGTACATCGAGTACCAAAGCGCGGGCTTCGGCTTCGTTGGGCGTTCGGTGTATCAGCGCGGGCTCGTGCCGCTCAAGAGCTTCGTGCTCACCCTCGCCACAGACATGATGATCGCGCTCAAGGCCGGGGTGCTGATCGCGAAGATGGAGTCACAGTCCAGCGCCGTCGATGGCCCCATGTCGTGGATATTCGGTCAGAAGCGCTCGATGGTCAAGGAGGCCCAGACGGGCAACGTGCTGAGTATTGGCACTGGTGAGGAGATTGAATCACTCAACCTACAGAACCTGGATGGTGCCTATGGAATGGCGCGCAAGAACATCATTGAGAACGAGGCTGCCGCTTGCGGCACCCCGGCGAAGATTGTACTCGCTGAGACCTTCGCTGAGGGCTTCGGCGAGGGTACTGAAGATGCTAAAGCGGTCGCACAATTCGTTGAGACAATTCGGACATGGCTTGACCCACTCTACAAGTTCATGGACCAGATTGTCATGTATCGAGCTTGGAGTGAGGAATTCTACGAGACTATCAAGACCCGTTACCCTGAGGAGTACGGCAAGGTGCCGTACAAGACAGCCTTTCAGCAGTGGCGCAACAGCTTCTACGCTGAGTGGCCGAACCTCTTGGACGAGCCTGACAGCGAAAAGCTGAAGGGTGAGGACGTGGTGCTGAAGGCGATCATTGCTGTGGTTGAGGTGCTGCTTCCTGAAGTGCCCCCGGCCACGAAGGCTCAGGTGATTGAGTGGATGGTTGACAATCTCAACGAGCGCAAGCGGCTCTTTGCTTCCCCTATGGAGCTTGACTACGATGAGATTGCTGAGTACGAGCCCCCCAACCCACTTCAGGAACAAGCTCCACCTTCTCCTGAGAGCGCAAGGGACAGCGCTCCTGCTCGCAAGCGACGTGCCCGTGAGCGACTGGACGGCGTGGACAGCGAAGTACGGCGCAAGGCTGTGGCTGGTCTACGCCTGGTTACTGGTCAAGCTGTGGGTGATGATGAAACGGCTTGAGGAGAATCAATCCCGGCAGCTGACAGATATTGCCTATGAGCTCAAGACAATGGAGAGGGCTCTGTTAGGCTACCACGAAAGCCTGCGCCAGTTCTACTTCTCAAGCCGCGCCGGTGACTGGCTACAAGCGGAACAGCACAGACTAGCCGCACTGAGTCACATGGAATCATCTATGGACGCCTACACTCGCTCCTGCAGGATACAGTTTGAAACCTAACCATGCCCAATCGCGACGGCACCCCCACCTATTATGAGACGCTGACTGCGGCGGTGGAAGACATCGCCACGCATGGCTATGACAGCGAAGAGCGGGTGGCCTACTGGAGCGATCAAATACGCCGCGCAGCCGAGCGCTCGCTCAAGGGTGAGGTTGAGGTAGATCGCATGGTGCGCGACGCGATGGAGGCCCTCTTTCGTAGGCAGGTAGAGCTAGGCGGGGTGCTGCGTACCAACCCAGGTGTCACTGCCTACCAGCTGGACCGTATCAGGCCGGAGCTACACGCGGAGCTCAATCGGCGCATAGCTTCCTCCATAGACCTGATCAAGCTCAACCGGCCGCAGGCAATCCTCAAGACACAACAGCGGTTCCGTGGTTGGGCTACCAGCGTGCCCAAGGGTGGTTCGAAGGACGTCAAGCGGCGCGAGCAGAAGAAAGAGCTTCGCAAGGCCCTCGCCTCGCTTCCCTTCGAAGAGCGCCGGGTGATCATTGATCAGAACGCCAAGCTCTTCTCGGCTATCAACACCACGGTGGCGGTCAACGGAGGGGCTGTTGGAGCGATCTGGCACAGCCATAAGTACCAGAGGGGTTACGACGGGCGCCCGGCCCACAACGCGCGTGACGGGAAGTTCCTCCTTGTGCGTGGCTCTTGGGCTCATGAAGCGGGGCTAGTGAAGCCGGGCAAAGATGGCTATACCGACGAACTGGAGCAGCCCGCTGAGCTGCCCTATTGCAAGTGCTTTTACCAGTACGTGTACTCGCTGCGTTCTGTGCCAACTGAATGCCTGACTGCTAAGGGCGAGAAGGCCCTGCGCGAGGCCAGACAGAGGATTGCTGCAAATGGCTAAGTGGTCGGCGTTTCCGAACCCCAAGGGCGGTTATGACGTGCAAGCCAGCTACGCGGGCCGCGTGTGGAGGTTGTGGGACGATGAGGCCAAGTCACCGGAGGACGCGATCAAATTTGCCAAGACGGTTGCCCCGGTAGGGGTGACGGCTCGCGACGATGAGGACAAGACCATGCCGCTTGAGAATGCCAAGGAAGGTACCCCCGGCTTCAGCCGCAATGTTGCCACTGAGGTGAAGGCGGGTAAGCCGCAGAAGCAGGCGGTGGCGATTGCCTACAGCAAGGCGCGGGGCGACGCCTACAACCCCAGCGTGTCCGATCTCAAGGAAGACCTGAAAGAGATTGAGACGGCTCTAGCTCAGGGTGGTCATGGCTATGAGAACGAGCGCCGGTTGCAGGCTCGACTGCGCGAAGTCAAGGCTGAGCTGAAGCAGGCTGAGAAGCGGGCTCGGGGTGACGCTGATCGCCCTGAGGCCCACATTCGCCATAAAGGCCTGATGATTGACGCCTCATTCAACAAAGATGGTACCGTCGATTATTATGTGGTGGAGGGCGGCTCGGGGCGCTTCCATACGCTCGCCGCAGCTAAAGAGGTTGCTGAGGCCCGTGCGAAGAAGAGGGCTCGCTCTGACGCCGCTTACAAGCGCCCCGAGTGGTTCAAGGGTCAACGCGCGGGTAGAGAGGGCAAACCCAAGACCGCCAACCCTTACTCGGGTAGTGCAGCCATGGCATGGGCGTCTGGGTGGGACATTGGCCAAGAGGTCCACAAGGCACGGGGTGACAGCAACGTGCTCGCGAAGGGTACTCACCGCTCGAAGGACATGGGTGGTAAGTCCATGGAGCTAACTCTGGTCAAGAACGGCCACGTCTTCGAAGTCAAGGTGCCCGGTGAAGTGCTCTTCACCGGGCATGACGAGGCTGAAGCCCGGCGTGTGTTCAACAAGCAGAAAAATGAGGCTCGCTCTGACGCCAACCACGGCTACACCGAAATCTGGTGCGACGGCTCGCTGGATCAGGAAGTGGTCCATCAGGGCAACTACAAGGCAATCATCGCGCGTGAGAAGAAGGACCTTGAGAAGATGGGTTGCACTGTCAAGCTCAAGCATTTCAATGGAGACGGTAGCAAGATGGCCCGGCTGGACAGCGTTGACGAACCCACCACCCTCGATTCCCTCCTGTCTGAGGCCGATGGGCTCTACCATCGTAGCGATGCGCTGGCGAATGGGAAGCGGGCTGATGCTGATGACCCAGAGGCACGCCTTTCTCGTCATATGGTGAACGTGGCCCATGAGGAGGCTAATCGGCGTGGCAAGACGCATTACGTGAATTATTACAAGAACGACAAACCAGGGTTCAGGCAAAAGGTTTCAGAGTACAAGGTTAGTTCAGGCTCCGGTCATCAACTATATGAGGCCTCTCCTCT